ATTTCTTGGTATATATTAGTTCCATTGGATATTGTTGTTGAACTAGGACTCCCTTTCACATAAAACGATATTGGTATATCAATTGTTATTGTAGGTTTGGTATTTATTGTGTTAATAGAATAAATATAATATACTTGTGTGGGTCCATTATTTCCAAGAACCAAATAATTAACATCAGAATTTACCAATATATTATAATTATTTACATCTGCTACAACTGCGTAATTATTGAAAATTTTATATTTATATAAAGGAACGGATTTGTCTTCGTATAGCTCTATATTACCCGGTACATTAGAATTAGACGATGGTTTTTTAATAATACTATTTGTATTGCATGTATAGTTAATAGCACTTGGTATGACATAAAAGTCCAAATACGCCTCCAAGTCACCAATATATATATTTATAATATATGATGATTTGGGATAACTCCTATCTTTGCTGATTGTCTTAACCAATTGGGAATAATATTGATTATTTGTATCATTATTTGTTTTTGAATTAGACGCGTTGTTTGAATATTTCAATATTTCTGCTTTTCGTCGCATATCAAAATCAAAAGGGCTAAACTGAGAACCAATATATGGATTAAGCATTTCAAACCGTGAACTAGGAATAATAATATTTTGATATTTATTTCGTTGATTGCATTGGATTTGAATAGATGTTGGTTCGTCTCCCATAATATAGTATTCAAATTATATATTATGTATATAAATTAGAGTTTGCTTGTGTACCAGTTATTTGATAAATATGTAAAGTAGTTTCCAGTTTTGTTGGATTCATCAGATAAACTACTTGTAGTAAGATTCGGGCCATTAGATACAATCGCATTTATTTCAAATACATCTATGGCACGATTATAGTAACGTAGGTCTGAAATTTTACCGGACATCGTATTAGGGCCACCACTTAATATTACAGGTTGATAATTTTGCTTGGGAACATGATCTAATACAATACGCCCAGCGATTGTGCCGTTGATATATACATCTAATATTGTGTTCTTGATGCGAATAGCAACGTGGACCCAATTTTTAATTGGAATATTATCTATTTCGAGTGTAACATTAGGATCATTCATTTGGACGGAGTCCATTACCACGTGTAATTTTGCTAGATTAGCTCCAGAAGTCTGTGTTTGATTTGTTAAATATAATCCTGGTCCATTATTTACAGTAGCTATGCCGTTGCCATCATACTCATCATTTCCTTTGCTAAATATGTGATGATAACCATTATTTCCAGGTCCAGGTATTGAGTCTATAAATAACCATGTAGACCAAGTAAATTCAAGACCAGTGCTCTCATTATTTGACCTAAATATAGGGACTGAGTTAGCATCCTTCGGATCAGATGAAACAATAATCTTTTCACCACCATTCACTAAACCTTTTACTACATATGGACTTTCTCCCGGGGACATGAAATAATCCAATAACCAAACACCTAGTTTCAAAAATACAACAAAAAGGATAATCACTAACACTAAAAACGCAAATTTAGCTATAATTGTATTGGATTGTAAATATGAACTAGATACATCATTCGCGCCTTGTGAGAAGCTACTAATTGTATCGTTCAAACTATCTTTTGTTGATGTTATTGTTTCAGAAACATTATCATATCCATCTTGTAATGTATTTACTATTTTTTGATAGTTCGTTTCTTCGGACATTACTTATAGTATATATATAGGTAATGTTATAATTTTTTAGAACAATTTAAATTTTGATTGTTCGATATTGTCTTTGAAAACCGAGATATCGATACCATATGCTGGTAACATACCGGTTTGTCCGTTTCCTTTCATGTATACGTCATATGCTGCTTGAGGATTAATGGGTGTAGTCCAACGCGTGAATTTCGCAATATGAGTATTGGAAATGGCACCAAGGGATACATTAGACGCAGATGGTGTTGCTCCGGTTCCCATATCCGCTGAACGAACTAATTTACCATCTAAATAGAAATCTCCAATATTGTTGTCTACACTTACCAATATATGCGTCCATTTCTGAATGGGGAAATTTTCGGTAATAGACACTTCATTTCCATTTGTATCTTTGTATTTCAAAGTTGGTGTTAATTGTTCTAAATATAATTCTCCACCATGTAGTGAAGTTGTAACATTCCCGTTCCCATCATCTATATCTGTTTTTCCGTGAGAATAAATAGGTTTGATTGCTAAAGAATTCCATTCACCTACATATATCCATATACCATACGCATAACGTGTGCTTGATGGACTATTTACATCAACACTAACTTGTTTGTCTATTTTTACAAAATCCTTTAATTCATTTGATGTATCAAATAAGTATAGATACAATAAGTATAGAATAACAATAATGAGAACACCAATAATAACCATTGAATAGTTCATGTTTATATATTATATATTTACCATATAATATATTTTTTATATATACAGTTGTTTTATAGTATCGGTGGATTTAAGTTACTATAAACATTATACATTTGTGCGATTTGACGTCGTGTCAAATTGTCTGTATAATAATTGATATTGCAAATAGAACCAGAAATACCTAAATCATCACCTATTGAAATTGTATCATAATCACTAAATGTTGGTAAATTTTCCAATAATTTACTTTGTTGTAGCTGACCGTCTACAAAAATATCTACATTATTGCCTTTGTAGTTAAACACAATGTTCACCCATTTTTGGATTGGTGCTTGTAAATCAACGTATTCCAAATCACTATTGGAATTGTGGATGTTTGATAAATACGCACGATAAACATAGGATTTCTCTTTTTCTTTTAATATTACAGACGCGTCTTCTGTATCATTGTTTATAGTATTGTATTTGAATTTCAACTCAGGTTTTCCATCAAAACTAAATAGTGAATATTCATTATTTGTATTAACAGCAGCTTCTGGGTTTACATAAATCCATAACGATAATGAATAGTTTTTACTAATTCCTTTATTTTTTATCAATTCAGAATTGATATATATCGATTCTTTTTTCAAATCTTCCATATTATATATGGTTGTTTTCTTATTTAAATAGTCGGGTTTATGTAGTAATACAATGTCATTACTCGCGTTATAAATCGCGTCGATTATATCAGGATAATAAACAATGAGAAGAACAACACTAAGTTCAAATAAAAATAGAATATATACATCATTCGTTGTGGATTTAAATTCGCTTAATATGTATGTAATAAAATCATTTAACATACACGGAATATAAAACATAAAATATGAAATAAACCCGAGTGTGCCATCTAAAGACCTTAAATAATTATTAAATATACGGTAAGCAATTGCCAAAAATCCGATTATAGCCACAGCTATAAGAATCATAAATATATACTGGGCCATCTCCAATTGATAGTTTGATAGGTCAATGTAATTATAAAACATTATAAACATATATGCTGCTGCTAACAAATATACAACATACATCGTTGAGCTTTTCATAATATCACCGGTGTCAGCGTCAACATTTATTCCAGACAATCCCAAATATAATGGTATAAGAACAATTGATATGTAGAATATTGTTTTGCGATTATCATATATGAAATTCGGATATTTATCAAATACATATATGAGTATTGCAAGTGCTATAATACCTACGAGTATACTTGTATCCTTGATAAAATGTTTGTTATTAATTAAATCTGATATGGATTCACTAAATTTTTCAAAAAATTCTGAACTTTGTCTCTTTAATCTTGGTATTAATGCGTCTTTATTCTCCATAATATATATAATGTGTATAATATATATTACATATTTTCCATTGCCGTTTTTTCACCATGACATTCTCTACATAAGGCGACTAAATTATCAACGTGATTTGAACCTCCATATTCCAATCTAACTTTGTGGTCTACCTCGAACCAAGCCGATAATTGTTTATCGCAATTTCCACATTTCCAATTTTGATTTGAAGCAACATATTTTTTCTTTGTTTCGCTAACAGAACGTTTTGTACCTTTTTTGCCTGAATTCATTAATACTTGCTTTGATGCTTCTTCTTTTGGTTTACTGTTTCCAAATTGCGTGCTTGTGAAATTCAAAAAAGGACTGATTACATCTGTTGTATTCTTATCTACCGGCATATATTTCAAATATTCATTTGTAGATTTTACGATTTGAGATGCTTTTGTAGGGTCTTTTTTGATTAACCAATATATCATATATGAACCAATCGCTACTCCTGCCATTTGATAATATTTTTTCATTGACAATAATATTTTCAAGTATTTACCATCTGTATAAATATTATATATGACTAATGATGTTATTAATAAAAAATATAGTTCAATTCTCATTTGTATATAATGAGTTTATATTATTCTACAAAATAAAGATATATTACAACTAATAAAATCATTATATAAACCAAGTAAATGTAGTTCTTTTTAAGATTCAGCACTTTCATTAATTGTTGATTAGTGTCTTCAAATAGGAGTAAGTATTTCATATATGCATCTTTGCGTGAGATTTCTTGTTTTCCTAATACTTCGTTGACTTTGTTATGAATGAAATGGACCCATTTTTGAAAATCTGTGCTACTATCTAAATATGGAGATACTGGATATTTATCCAATAAGATCATGAATGTTTTTCGCGATTTACTGTCGGGTATAAATACTGGAAAATTCATAATCAAATCATAATACTTCCGCTTCAATACCTTGTTGGGCTTGTTCGGATAATTGTAGGATATAGTATGTAAAAAAAACCAATAATGTGGACCCCATATTTCAGGATTATTTGTCGACATATATATTGTATGGGTATATTCAAATATTATGTAGAATACATAAAGGTTTCATTATATACCACTATAGAATGGATAACTATTGTAATAATTGCGGAAAACAAGGACATCTCTATCATCAATGCAAACTACCTATCACAAGTAATGGTATTATTGCTTTTCGAAAGAATAAATCAAATGAATTAGAATATCTTATGATATGTCGTAAGGATAGTTTAGGATATATTGATTTAATACGTGGGAAATATGACGTATATAATTACGAATATATTTTGTCTATGATTAATCAAATGTCAATTATGGAAAAGGTTAATATACTTAAACATGATTTTAATCATCTATGGACGAATGTATGGAACATGTCACATAATAACAAAAAGTATAGAAACGAGTATTCAGTATCGTGTGAAAAATTTAATAAACTTAAACAAGGATATGTAGATTCGTATACAAATGAAATTATATCATTTGCTACTCTAATAAAAAAATCAAAGACTAAATGGGTACTTCCTGAGTGGGGATTTCCAAAGGGACGACGTAATTTCCAAGAAAATGACTATAATTGCGCTATCCGAGAATTTTGTGAAGAAACTGGATATGAACCTACGTTACTCAATAATATATCAAATATTACACCGTCTGAAGAAATTTTTACAGGTTCAAACTATAAATCGTATAAACATAAATATTTTTTGGCATATGTTGACTATGATATTAGTAGTCAAACATATAACCATCAAAAAAGCGAAGTAAGTCAAGTCAAATGGCTAACTTATAATGATGCTTTGTCTCATATTCGTGATTATAATTTAGAAAAGAAGAACATATTAACAAATATCAATTCATTATTAAAAACATATCGATTATTTGAAATGTAAAATCTCTATTAGTATTATATAATAATGGATAATACTAATAATATAGAACAGGATAAAGTTGATACAACAAATGATAAAAAATGTAAAGAAGGTTCAGAGTTGAACCCAAATACAAAGCGTTGTGTTAAAGTATGTCCTGATGATTTTATACGTGATGAAAATTTCAAATGTAAAAGTAATAAAAAAGCGAAACGTGAATCTGACAAAATAGCAAGTATATTAGAACCAGAAAATGTAGATGTAACTACAGAAAATCCTATTGTTTCTGCTATTACTGGATTACTCACTACCCAAAATAAAACAAGAAGAAAGAGTGAAAAATGTCCAAAAGGCACAAAAAAGAATAGAAAAACTGGATTATGTGAACGGTTCAACAATAATACAGATAAATCACCGAATATTGAAGACAAACAGAAACATAAACATAATGAAGTTAAATTGAAAAAATACGAAGATCGTCTTAAAAATGAAACGCAAGAAGATACACAAGAAAAAAAAGATGGAAATGTTGTTAAAAAACAAGGAAGGGTTTCAAACACCATATCGTATGTGATTAGTGAACTTGAGACAAAAACAGGAATTAAATATACTATAAACGACTTCATATATAACAAGGATAGGGTATTCACAAGGGATGATTATTTAAACATAAACTCAAGATCTGTAAGAGATATTTATCATATACTTCAGTTAAAAGATCCTAATGAAAAATATATCTTCCTCAATACAAAAACACGTTTGGTTGATAAAATATTAGAACTACAGAGCACATACCAAAATGAGAACCTAGATGACGAAGGTGATGAAAATAAAGATACAGATGTAGAAATTCCAAGACAAGAAATTTTTAAAAAAACTCAGCCTCTACCAATATCTAAACCTATATCTATTCAAAGTAAAATGGCAAGTTATAATGCGGTTAGACAAAACGAACAAGTTAAGCAAAAATATAATTTATTTGATTTATCCGAAAAAATACCGTTATCGCTTATTAATAAAGATGACAAGGATATTGAAAACGAATATACTAAGCAAGCATTAGTTGATGGTTCTCTATTAAAGCAAATAGAAAGTGATGAATATAATGATAATTTAAAAAATGACACTAATACCAATAACTATCCTACTCTCAATGATCCTAATTTTAGTAGTAAAATCTCACTTTTTAAAGAATTCTCTGATACAAAATATAATGGAACAGTAGGCAATATTAAAGAACTTGCTAACAAGATGTGTAATGCAGAATTTGAATTATTACCACATCAGCTATTTGTAAAGAATTATTTGTCCGAACATACACCATATAACAGTTTATTATTATATCACGGTGTTGGAACAGGTAAAACTTGTAGTGCGATTGGTATTAGTGAAGATATGCGTAAATATATGATGCAAACAAATTCTCAACAAAAAATCATTATTGTCGCATCTCCCAACGTCCAAAAGAATTTTTATAACCAATTATTTGATGAAAGTAAGTTGAAATTGGATGGAGAACATTGGAATCTTCATAGTTGTATTGGACGCTCATTACTTCAGGAAATCAATCCGAATGACGTAAAAGGTCTTGAACGCTCTAAGGTAATTAGTAATATCAAAAATATAATCAAGAAATATTACCAATTTATGGGATATATTGAGTTCTCGCGATATATGTTGAAAAAGATTAATGTAAGTGAATTGCAAGCCGATACTGATGTAAAGAAAGCACTCGAAAAAAGGAGAATAAAAACATTTTTTGACAATCGTTTAATTATTATTGACGAAGTTCATAATATTCGTATTACTGACGACAATACTAATAAACAAGCGGCAAAGCTTTTAATGAAGATAGCCAAGAATAGCCATAATATGAAGTTACTACTATTATCTGCTACACCAATGTTTAACAGTCACCTTGAAATTATATGGTTAACTAATTTATTGAATGTAAACGATAACAGAAGCACAATTACACAAAGTGACATATTTGATTCAAATGGAGAGTTTCACGAACAAAGTGAAGAACGTCCAGAAGGTGGGCGCGAGTTGCTACAACGTAAACTTATTGGATATGTATCTTATATTCGTGGCGAGAACCCATATGCTTTTCCGTTCCGTATATATCCCGAACATTTTGAACCAGAAAATAATATGATTGACAAAATACCCAAAAAGCAGTTCAATGGTGTTGAAATCAATAATCCTTTAACATATATTCCAATTTATAATACCAAGATGGGAAGTTTTCAATTGAAATATTATAATGAACTCATATCTGGTCTTCCAGAACAAACAAAAAATATGTTTGTAAAGAAGAAGTTCGACGAAATTGAGAACATTGGATATTCATTATTACAAAAACCAATTGATGCCACTACTATTATATATCCAACCAACAGTGTAGATGAACCTTATGATATTGGTAAAAATGGTTTCACACGTATTATGAACTTCAAAACAGATAATACTATACCAATCAAGTATGATTATGAATACAAGCAAGAAACATTAGAGAACCACGGTAGAATATTCGATCAAGAAAATATTTCCAAGTATAGTGGTAAGTTCTCCAAAATTTCTTCGAAGATTAAGAAATCAACCGGTGTAGTATTAGTATATTCACAACATATCGAAGGAACTATTATACCATTTGCTTTAATGTTGGAAGAAATGGGATTTACCCGATATTCTAAAACCGAAAAGTCTAATAAAAACCTTTTTAAAGATACTATTCGGGAACCTGTGGATTACAAGAAATTAAAGCCTCGCGATTCTTCCGATTCATTTAAACCAGCAAGATATTGCATTATTACAGGGGATAAGCATTTCTCACCTAATAATGAACTTGATTTACAAACAATCACAAGTATTGACAACAAAGATGGAGAACTTGTAAAAGTAGTTATTATATCAAAGGCCGTAGCAGAAGGTGTTGATTTTAAATTCATTCGTCAGATTCACATCATCGAACCGTGGTATAATATGAATAGACCAGAACAAATTATAGGACGTGGTGTCAGAAATAGAAGTCATTGCGCTCTTGATTTTGAAGACAGAAATGTTGAAATATATTTGTATACGTGCCAAGATAAATCGTTGGACCACGAAACACCTGATGTATATATGTATCGCAATGCCGAATATAAAGCCAAAAAAATTGGTAACATTACACGTATTTTGAAAACAGTTTCGGTAGATTGTAAGCTGAATATATCACAAACGAATTTTTCTATGGAGAACATTAATAAAATAATGGAGAACAAGGATATGGAAATACGCTTATCTAGTGGTAAAACAGTCCAATACAATATTGGCGATCGTCCATTTACCGAATTATGCGATTATCAAGATAATTGCGAATATACGTGCAGCGCAACCCGAGACTATGGAAAACAAATAAATTTTTCAAATTATAAAAAGTATTTCGCGAATGCCAATTATTCTATGATTTCCAGTCGCATCAAAGGGTTATTCCAAAAACGATTTGTATATTCACAAGATGAACTTATTAAAGAAATCAATATCCAACAAGAATATCCAAAAGAACAGATATTCTATGTTCTCTACAATATGGTTGACAATCATAGTGATATTATAATTGATAAACACAAACGTGAAGGATTTCTCATTAACAAAGGAGATTATTATGCTTTTCAACCAAAGGACATTGGAAATGAAAATATATCAATGTTTGAGCGTATACATCCAGTTGACTTCAAGAATGAATATATGACATTGGATAAAAATACAAAGTTGATTCAAAATGTAAAGGAAACGGTAGTTGAACTTGTAGATAATGATTATAATACAATAATAGGTAAAATGAAAGATATTAATAAACTTGTTAAAGAAGATAGACCATTGTCTACGAAACACTGGACTACTATTGTCACTAGTAAAACGTTTCAGGAACTTATGTTTGACGGTGTGAATATGGAGAAAGAGAAATTCATCATTTATTTGAACTATAAAATATTGGATGAACTGGATATTTCCGATAAAGTAACACTTTTCAATGTGGTATACTACAAAAAAGAAAGAAGCGACTATAAAGAACAATTGATACATAACTATTTAAGTAATAAAATCGTCAGTTTTAAGAGTAAGAAATATCTTATATTGACTGAAAATGAAAAACATAAGATCTTTGTAATTGGTAAAGAGAACCTGACACAAGGTTCCCAACTTGATTATGAGAATTTGAAAATACCTATAAGCGATAAATTCTTGATAGATAGAAACGAGATTTGGACGATGTTCGGGTTCAACGAAAGGGTGAAGAATGATGAACCACGATTGAAAATAAAGACACTTCAAAGTGAATATAAGAGCAATAAAGGTGTGTATTGCAACACAATTAATTACAAGGACTTTATTCTACGTCTTCAATGCATAGTTGATGGAAATAAATGTAGCGAACCTGTAAGAGACACTGACACGCGGTTCCATAGGTTATTACAACATCATTTATTAGATATTAATAAAGCTTTTGATAAATCAAACAAGGGTACAACCGTTACACGTGTAACTCTCTGTCTATTTATGGAATTCCTTTTGCGCTATTTAGATGACATCAAGTATAGAAATAAGCGTTATTTCTTTGATGCTGACGAAACAATACTTTCACAAGTGATGAAAATATAGGCTTGTAAAATTGAATTATGGTTTACATAATAATATAAATATTATTATATAAATAGAATAACTATGAGCGACAATAAACTTTATAGCATATTTATTCAGTCTTTGTTAGAAAGAAAAGTTTATCTACATATTAATGAAGTAGGGAAAGGCGTGAAACAGAACTTGGAAACGAAATTGAAATATGATTTGGAAGACAAATGTATTAGTGAAGGTATTATCAAAAAAGGTTCAATCAATATTATTAATTATAGTGCGGGTAATGTAATGGGAGAAAAAATTTGCTTTCATTGTGTATTGGAATGTCAAGTATGCAATCCTGTTGAAGGAATGCTAATTGAATGTAATGTGAAGACAATTACAAAGGCAGGACTCCATTGTGAATATATGGATAATGATGAATATGTGCCATTACACGTATTTGTGGCTCGCGATCATCACTTTAACAATAACAATTTCAATAATTTAAATGAAAATGATAAAATTAAATGTAAGATTGTTGGTAGTAGGTTTGAATTGAATGACCCATACATTACATCTATCGCAACAATGTATAATCATTAGAAAAAATATATAAATACAATTTCTAATTATTTTTTATAGGATGGAGGCTTTAAAGAAGTATATTGAAAAATATGATAAACAACAACATATAGACATCTATAAAATTCTAAAAAAACATAATGTGCCTATTAGTGAAAACAAAAACGGTTCGTTCGTCAACTTATCGAATATTACTGATGAAACAATCATAAATGAATTAAATGAATATATAAATCATCACAATAATCAAGAATGTGAATTGAAAGAAAAAGAAGATAAAAAACAAGAATATCAAAGCTCGTTCTTTTGAAATGTAATCAAAAATATATTTATTTTAGAAGTATAAAGGTATATGCTGTGTATACAATAACAAACATAATGCTATACAATCAGGTAGAATTAATCGTAAGTCATATCCATGGAGATAAAATTAATAATAGTTTTGATATTACTAATTTACAACGTTATTTTTTCACACAAACACTGAAAAAATCTTTTGATTCTATATCCAATAATATATCTACTACTACAATAAAACGAAATACCCACGATAAAGTTAAACGGGAGTTGCAAACAGTTGATATATATAAAAATACACCTACATATACAACGACTATTCCTAATAATACCTATCAACCACACCTCCATCAACATCAATATAAAATACAACAGCGAGATACATTATTCTGGTCGTTATACATATTACATCACGGGTATTTAGAATATATGAAAATACAGATTAATTATGGAAATGCATATCTTAATGAAAAGAAGAAAGTATACGACAATCTACACAACAAAAGGGATTTAGTAAAGACGTGTAATATGAAAATTACCAATGTGGCATTTCAAGAAATTATGAGCGACCTCATTTCATATTCAAACAAAAATATTAATTACAGAATGCTTTATGCGTTTATCGCCCATTATAAATACAACATCATCCTTCTCAATAAGGATAAACAATCCTTTTTTCATTTCAAAAATGATATGAATGGAGATACTACACATTTGATTGAATTAAGAAAGGGTAAATATTTCAATATATCAAATGAAAATATGGATGAAACCAATATTAATACTATTTATGCCAATTATATAGAATTACATCATTACGATAAACCGATGAAAGGACTTTCATCCTATAAAGTTGACGACTTGAAAATAATTTCCGAAAAACTCCAAATAAATCATTATAAAATAAAGAAAGATGAACTATATACACAGATTTATAGAACGATTGCTTGGTAATAAAGATATTTCAACTTTTACTATTCTAAAAATTGAAATCATATAAATATATGTAATAATACTATATATGACCTCTAATCCATCTAATAACATGAATCTAGAACAACTCGTTCAAAAATATTTAGAAAATAAACCTTTATTGTCGGGTAATAAAATGAATGAGTTTGAGATTCGTTTCGGAACAAATCCTCGCGTAGGAAAGCCCATTAATCGCATAGACTATGAAAATGTAATCAAATATATAATGTCGTGTGGTTTTGAAACACAGAACAAAGATGGTAATAACATGTTGCGTATGACAAACGAATTTATTGATAAGCGAACTGGAACAACACGTATGTCTAACATACGAGCCGAGTTAGTAGGCGATGATGTGATAAAAGAGTATTGTATTCATAATAGTCTACAAAAAATTGTTGATATGCCATCCAATAATGCGGATAAACTTAAATTTACACAGAAGATGTATGCAAACGATAAAAACGGGGAACGATTGAATCCTATTGATGTAGAACAATATAACCTTCGTGTTGCTTACCAAACAGAAAATGATTTCAATATTTATTCAAATATCGCGAAAAACATTATCCAAAATTGGAGTGAGTCTAAGAAAGTATATCGTCTCATCAACCGTGTCCGCTTTTATCATAAAAAATATCCTGTATATGTTGATGTAAGTATAGTGAAATCATCTTCAAAGAAAAATAAACAATATGTGCCGCATTATACGATACAAGAATCTAATGTGTTTAACAATATTGAGAATTATGAAATAGAAATGGAAGTTAATAATAACTCTGTTGGTGTAGGTTCTGAATATGACACATCAGATAAGTTAGCAACATCTTTGAAGAAGGTTATACGCATCATCATGTCTGGTATGCAAAATACAAAATTCCCAATCACATATACCGAACAAAAAGAAATAATGAACGAATACCTATCTATGATCCACGGAAATGAAATACCCAAATATATTGCTCCCAAACATTTTATCGGTCCATCTTCTTATACACTACAAATTGAAAATGTAGTTGATGAAAATGAAAGCAATATACCAAACATTAATAATAAATATTGTGTCACAGATAAGGCAGATGGTGAACGTCGTCTTCTTTATATTTCGAAGATAGGCAAATTGTATATGGTAAATACAAATATGCAAGTAATATTTACAGGTACAATCACTACACAAGAAGAATTATTCGGAACGTTGATTGATGGTGAATATATCAAATACGATAAAAACAATAAATATATCAACTTATATGCGTGTTTCGATATTTATTACTTGAAAGGAAAGGATATTCGTAGTATACCGTTTGTTCTTACCAGCGAAGGAAACACAACCTTTCGTTTATATTATTTACAGCAGATTATTTCGACGTTGAAATTTACGCCGGTGATAAATACACTTGATACAAAATTACGGGTGAATGTAAAGACATTCTATATCTCAACACCAACGCGAAACATATTCACTTGTTGTAGCCAAATATTATCAAATATGGATGATGAAGTATATGAATATAACACAGACGGTATAATCTTTACACCCAACGAAATAGGTGTAGGCATTAATGAAAAGGGTGACAAAGTATCAAATTTCAAGGTATCTTGGACCCATTCATTCAAGTGGAAACCTCCTGAGTTCAATACAATCGATTTCCTTGTATCAGTAAAGAAAGATAACAGCAACCAAGACGAAATACATCATATTTATCAAGATGGTTCTAACCTACAACAAACAACACAAATGACTAAATATAAAACACTCACTTTGAGATGTGGATACGACCAAACAAAACACGGCTACCTCAATCCGTGTGAAGACATTTATCAAGACAATATGAATGAAAGTAAAGACAAGGATGACGAATCCAACTATAAACCAGTGCCATTTGTACCCACCGATCCATATGATGCTGACGCACATCTTTGTAATATATTATTGAAAAATGGTGTAATGATGACAGAAGAAGGTGAACCGTTTGATGAAAATATGATTGTGGAATTCCAATATGTGTTGGATAATAAAAAAGGTTGGAATTGGGTGCCATTACGTGTTCGCTATGATAAGACAAATGAACTTCAAAATGGTATGAAGAATTATGGAAATGCGTATCATGTTGCAAATAACAATTGGCGGTCTATACATTATCCTATTACTACACATATGCTACGCACCGGTCAAGACTTTCCCACATATTATCAAAACGCGGATATATATTACAATCGCAAGACGGGTCATTCGTATACACGTGGATTAAGAGATTTCCACAATTTATATGTAAAGAATAATTTGATTGGTAGTGTTCTCAATCCTGGCAATACCCTTATTGATTATTCCGTTGGTAAAGCGGGTGATATGTCAAAATGGATGAAAAATAAACCCAGTTTTGTATTTGGTATTGACATTTCAAGAGACAATATACATAATAAGATTGATGGTGCGTGTGCGCGATATATCAATAAATACAAAGAATCAAACAAAATATTTGACGCCTTATTTGTGGTCGGTGATTCCACATTGAATATCAAAAATGGCTCTGCGTTTACGAATGAAAAGGACAAAAACGTATCAAACGCAGTATTTGGGATTTCACCCAAGGAAAAATTGCTACTTGGTAAAGGTGTGAATAAAAGCCATGGAAAAGGTGCTAATGGTTTTGATGTTGGTTCGTGTCAATTTGCTCTTCATTATATGTTTGAGAATAAAAACACACTTCACAACTTTATGAATAATATATCTCAAACAATTAGCGTTGACGGACATTTCATATCTACTTGCTACGATGGTCTTCAAGTATTCAAGTTATTAGCAAACAAGGAAAAAGGAGAAGGTGTTATATTGGAAGAAAATGATACAAAAATCTTTGAAATATCAAAACAATATGACGAAACCGGATTCCCAGACGATGAAAATTCGTTGGGATATAGCATTAATGTTTACCAAGAAACAATCAATAAATACTTTGTGGAATATTTGGTGAATTATAATTACCTTGTTCGTGTTATGGAAGATTATGGGTTTATATTATTGAGTGATGAAGAAGCCAGTCAAATTAATATGCCAAGTTCTTCTGGTTTATTCTCATCATTATATTCGCAACTGGAAAAGGAGAAAAATACTAAGTTTTATGGAAAAGCCTTGAATATGTCTCCAAACGAAAAGAAGATATCATTCTTAAATCGGTATATGATTTTCAAGAAGGTGCGAAATGTGGACGGTCAAAATATTATGAAAATGGCGATGAAAAATTATGAAATGGTTGAAACTGAACCAGATGATATTAGTAATCAACCACAGGATAGTAATCAACCACAGGATAGTAATCAACCACAGGATAGTAATCAACCACAGGATAGTAACACCACTATCAAAGATAAGCCCACTAAATCTAAAAAAACAGGTAAGAAACGCGTGATTTAAGCTACTATACCTTGTAAATCAATATAAACATTTTTTAATGTATCATAATAACGATTATGACATATTATCTTTTACCATCTTCGCAATTGACACTTTTCAATCAAATTGGAATTAAAATCAATGATGAAATTCCTGATATTTATTTATCTCATTCTCTTTCAAATTATTTAAATGAAATCAAAGAGAAGATTACAAACAACGAATTAAACTGGGATAATACAAAACGATATACAAATCCATATGAATATATCCATACTTTGATTCCAGAGAAAAAAAAATGTATTTCCAAATATAAACCTCTTTCACGTTCCTATTTTAAGATGGTTGAAATGACACATTTATTCAAACTATTGGAAAATTATTCGCAACCACCCATTAATACATTCCATCTTGCAGAAGGACCAGGTGGTTTCATAGAAGCAATATTAAATATTCGCAACAATCCTAATGATACCTATTATGGTATGACGATTATTGACAATAAACACGATGACAACATACCTTCTTGGAAAAAAAGTCAAAGTTTCTTGCGAAATCATTCAAATGTGGTGATTGAAAATGGCTCTACAAACACAGGAGATTTGTTGGATTTGCGCAACTTTGAGAGCAACTATGTAAAATATAAGCACTCTATGGATATTATTACTGCGGACGGCGGATTTGATTTTTCTGAAAACTTCAATCTCCAAGAAATTAATATACATCGTTTATTATTCGCTCAAATATGTCACGCAATTATTATGCAAAATTACAAAGGTAGTTTCATATTAAAATTATTTGATTGTTTCCGAATTGCAACAGTAGATATACTATATATTTTATCATCTTTATACGAGAAAGTGTATATTGTCAAACCACATACTAGTAGGTATGGAAATTCAGAAAAATATGTTGTTTGTAAATACTTCAGATACAATAAGCAACATCATTCAAACATACTCCATCAATTGTATCAAAAACTACACCAAGCAATGAGAACTATGGAAAATAATAAAACACAATATATTCATCGTTTTATAAAGATTGATATTTCGTCATTCTTTTTGAATAAAATTCAAGAATATAATGCTATTTTCGGACAACAGCAACTTGAAAATATTGCGTATACATTAACATTGTTAAAGGATTTCACAGAAGACAAGAAACATTCACTTGTGCGAAACAATATTATAAAGTGTATTCATTGGTGTGAAAAATATAATGTAAATTTTAATATTATACCTGGCATTCTCGTAAGATAAATTATTTTTTTTATCTATATAAAGATTCTATGTATATATAAGATATATACATAGATACACACTACTATTTATGAGCGAAACCCCTAAGCAACATATTTCTCTTGTCGTATGCGGTCACGTAGATGCCGGAAAGTCTACAACAACAGGCCATCTTATTTTCAAGCTTGGTGGTATTTCTGAGCGTGAAATGCAGAAGCTCCAAGCCGAAGCCGACCAACAAGGCAAAAGTTCATTCGCATTTGCATATTATATGGATAAAGACAAGGCCGAGCGTGAGCGTGGTGTCACTATCAACTGTACTACAAAGGAATTTTACACTGATAGTTATCACTACACAATTGTAGATGCTCCCGGTCACAGAGATTATGTCAAGAATATGATTACTGGTGCTGGATGCGCGGATGTGGCACTCCTTCTTGTGCCTGCCGAAGCAGGTGGATTTGAAACAGCAATCGCACGTGGAGATCACGCTTCCGGCGAAGTTCAAGGCCAAACACGACAACACGCACGTCTTCTCGGACTTCTTGGTATTGAAAAGCTTATTGTCGGTGTAAACAAAATGGACTCGTGTAATTGGTCGGAACAACGTTTCAACGAGGTCAAGGAAGAGATGACGAAGATGATTCAACAAGCCGGTTTCAAGCCCAAACAAGTTGCGTTTATCCCTTACAGTGGTTTCGCTGGTGAAAACTTGGTAGAACCCACAGACAAGATGCCGTGGTTCAAGGGATGGAAGGCAAATATTACCAAAGACGAAGTTATCGAAGGCGTAACACTCTATGATGCTCTTGAGAAGCTTGTTCGTCCCCCGAAACGTTTCCCTGACAAGGATTTGCGTATTCCTATTAATGGTATTTACAAAATCAAGGGCGTGGGTGATGTTATTACGGGACGCATCGAACAAGGAACACTCAACGCAGGAGATGTTGTCCGTGTTGCACCACGTGGTATTGAAAATCTAAAGGTATTCAGTATTGAAATGCATCATAAGAGTTGGCCGAGTGCTTCACCTGGTGATAATGTAGGTATGAATATTAAGGGATTGGATAAGATGAATATGCCTAAGGTTGGAGATGTTATTTCTCTTCAAAAGGGAGCTGTTCTTGAGCCGGTTGAAAGCTTTACCGCACAAGTAGCCGTCCAAGAACATCCAGGACAACTCAAACCTGGATTCTCACCTTGTATTCACGTAAGGACGGGTAAGTCTGCGTGTAAAATGACTGCGATTAAATGGAAGATGGGAAAGAAAACCGGTAATGAGAAATTGGATAATCCACCATTTCTTGAACGCGGTGAAAGTGCTGAAATTGTTTTTGAGCCTCAGCAACCTCTTTATCTTGAGAAGTTCGACGATTGTCAGGGTCTAGGACGTATTGCGGTGATGGATTCCAACCAACTTGTTATGCTTGGTAAAGTAATGGATGTCAAATATAAGCCTTACAAGAAGTAAATATACAGAATGCTGTAATATCATAAATATAATTTTATATTTTTATGATATGTCATTATTATTCATTATACACGTCTCTTAATTGTTCGTTAATATTTTTTTATCTAATTCATTACGTAATGTCAACCAACGATGGTATCTTAGTTTTTTTAATCCTACTGTGTTTATTTTGCTGTGATACATTTCGAAATTATCCACTATAAATTCAGCTGTATCCAATATATTATCAAATTTACACCACTGAACGTGTGGAAATACATCCAAATTATTCATCAAAATAGATTCATCTGATAACACAATCTTGTTTGCAAATAGTAATCGATCACAACGAATATGTTCGAATATATTGAAACATTCAAAATGGTGAACGTTAATAATCACTTTACATTTTCGTATTAATGTATCACGTTCTTTCCCCCAACCCATTATATTTATACTTGATATCTTCCTGTTTTGTAAATCATTCCATAATTTTGTTCGTCGATACGTTAATGATGAATTCACAGTATCAGATTGTTTTGGTAATGCATTAATTATACCTACATCGTATTCGTATTCATTTTCTTTATTATATAACTGTATTTGATCTTGTAAGTTGAATTGGTAAGGTAAATAAATAATTGGTTTTTTTATTTCTACACCATTATCTTTTGCATATGCTTGGATATAACTTATATTTGCATTACTGTAATCTGCTATTTGGACGTTTTCTTTAATTAAGTTCAATATATGGTTCCCACGTACTTGTTCTGATAACATCTCTACATTCAAATAGATGCATCTATTTTGCGATAACATATTGTCTATCACTTGTTGTTCTATATTATTTGTATGTAACCACATTTGCGTAAATACATAAATGCTTTTTGTTTGTAAATATTTTCCAATTGACAATTCGGATATGTGAATTACATCATCAAATATATTGAGCGAATAGATATAATCTTCTAATACCTTTGGAACACGGGTTTTATCATCTTCTAATGTTACCAAAACATAATGCATGTTATTATACATGAGTAATAATATATAATAACACAAATATATTTAATTGTTAATTTGTTTAAATAATATTTGCGAAAGTTGTGGGTACACAGCACGTAACTGAACCATTTGCATTGAACTTGGGTGTTCGTTTTAAAGGATAACCAATCTTATCCTTGATGGTATACCCATTTGCTGGAACACCATAGGCCAAGGCATTCGCTACGTTCTTGCCATAGGCATTTTGATATGAGTATGCTGAATCAGTGATTGAATTGTATTTTAATCGTTGAATACGAGAACTTGATGATACAGCACCTTGTTGACCGTATTGAGGATTATTTGGCTTATAATAAAGTGGAATATAACGGGTTTTGATTTTGGACTCTGTTTGAGACGAAAATACAACATTATTCAAATCTTGTGTACCTCCACCAATATTAATACTGGGATAATCCCCAGCACTAAATCCAATCGCAGTTACTAATTCGTTGTTTGAAATACGTAATCCAGGAACCACCGTTGTTAATGGTATAGTCCAAGTTGTAATTGTTACGCCAAATTCATCTTTTGGTAGTTCATAATTATTAACATCAAATATTGTATTATCCGCTGGTGTAACAACTAACTGCATTTTCTTTAACGAATGATTATAGAAAAGTCGTATTAATGTATGACGGACATTACCTACTTTTTCTACAATAAAATGTAAATTGCTAATCATTGTATTTTGTAAGACATTATTTAATTCAGTGTCATAATATTTACCTTCTGGTATGGTAACAGTATAATAATTACCATCTATCCATTGATATTCAAATATAGTATCGGATATGAATGTATATGTTTCACAATATGTTGTACTATTACTGGAATATACATTTTGGCTAGCGCCTGCTGTGCCTGGCACCACTGTATCATCGCCTTGGCGGACATAGAAATATTGATTTTGTTGATGGGTTCGCGAGCGACTTTCTAAATACTGTTTAGTTGATGAGTAAAACTTGCGATTATTCATTCCGCTGCTTCGCACTCGTCTTAAAGCATCACCAGATTTTGAGAACGGTAAACCGGCTACCGAACAAGGACTTTCACATTTATTTTCGTTATAATGAAAATCTACTACCTGTTGAGAACCGCTACAGTTGGATGCTTGTGAATTCACAATTGTAGCACCTGGTGTTTCCATCATAAAGACGCTTGCATTTATTTTTTCGTTACAGTTGTTTACATTTATTTCACGACGATATATCTTTAACGGATTTGCTTTAAATATATTGGATCCGGTAGGTTCGTTCTTCTTTTTAACACTTACTACTTCATTAAATGTTCGTCCCTTCCATTGAATAATAGATGTTGGCATTATATTATATATTTATACTATATACCTACATAAAAATGGATTTATTTACTAATATTTCATTCGAACAAATAATATTAATCTTCATCCTCTTCTTTTTTATATACATTATTTATGATTATTACATTGTTTTGGAAAGGCGAAAATTCATTCCATTTGTCAAATATATACAATAAACCATATATAGAATTTACACTATTCTATATATCGAAAATGATTATTACACTATATATGGATGACCTCAATTATCACTATATTGATTTTCTAGAATCAAAAGAAAACAAGATTACAAATGGTTTATTTACAAAAATCATCTATTCCAATTCAATATTCACAATGTCCGGATTATTCTTCTATTTCCCAATTAATGTTACAAATATAAATAATAACTACAATCGGACATTCATCAATTTTGATATCAATGATGAACTGAATAGCAAAATCATAAACTATTTATCTGTTATTGAGAACAATGTTCTGTCTATGTATAATTTTTCAAAAAATAAGGAGTTAAAATTTCTACTCAAAGAACAATTGCTATCTGGTTATATTAAAATTCATTCAGTTAATAATAATAATGATTTGAACTCTAAATATATTGTTAAAATCTCCGGAATATGGGAAAACGAAAAAAACATTGGAATCACTTATAAGATTATTACAATCAAAGATACAATTATTTACTAAATCTGTTGTTTGTATTTTTCCAAAATTTTATATGGTATTAGTTCGTTTTGATGTTCTACCAATTTCTTACAACATTTGTTGATAGTAACCTCACTGACATTACACGTGGTACGAACATCCTTCTTACTTATATTCAAATTACAGCATTGACTTACAAAGAATATTACACCTGACGCAATCGCGTGTGGAATATTGTTTGTGATAATGTCCTTCTTTTCTATTTTCTTAATAACAAATTTACATAACATCACCATTTCTTCGTTCATATTCAGTTTACTACAAAATCGGTCAATAAATGACATTGGTGTGATGGTAGACAAGGTTGTTTGTAAATCAATATCTTTATCACGCTCAATATTATTCAATATATTCACGGCCATCGAGCATCCATAGGTAGCACTTGCTTTGTCTAAAGCAAATATTTCCGCAATTTCATAAGCGTTGCGCGGACATCCATTCAAACGACACGATATATAAATAGACGCGGCCTTTATTCCGTCTCGATTTAATCCACGAAACATTTTCTGTTCCGAGACGTCCTTGTGGATCTTCATCGCACAATCAATGAAGATTTTGGGTATGCCTGCGTTATGTGCCATTGTTGTAATGAACTGAAATTCATCATATAATGCCTTTTCACGATGAGGCATCGCATTCCATTGCGTCCATTTGCGAATTTTCTGCATTTCAAACGATGATTTTCCACTTGTCATTACTTTACATCCAAACGATGATTCCATCAATAGTGGATTGATTGGATTTCCACACCGTGCGTGATCTTTTTGTGAACGATCATCGCTTCCATAAAACGACCATTCAGGGGAAAAGTCTAATACATCTTTGTGTATAATACCACATTCCTTATTCGTACACGTGGGAAAATCATGGTCCATTACCATCAACTCACTATTACATTTACTACATTTGTCGGTAGAACACGTTTCAGAAGGTTGTGATTTCGCACTCAATACATTTTGGTCGTTTTCAAAAATAGCCCATAGTTTTTCCTTTTGACTACTATTAATATCCTTCTTCTTTTTCTTTGTTTTGTTTAATTTCTGATACGATGCTATATGTGTATTCGCACTTTCTTGATACATAATAATCTTAACTTATATTTATTATTATGTATTCAAACTCATTCAATCAATTTTTTATTCTATACAAGTTATTAGTTGAACGATACCTTTTTCTCCAAATTATCCAGTAACGATTGGTCGTATACTAACTTTCCTTGTGGTTTATATTCTTTGGTAGAAGCATACTCTTTCTTAGGTGCTTTCACACTTTCCTTGGATATTCCACCATATAATAGTTGCTGTTCCGGGTCTTCTTCCTCTTCAACTTCATTATGCTTTGATTGTTCTATAATTTCTCCACGTTCATTAATTCGTTTACCTGTATCCTTTCTAAATTTATCTCGAACATAGGAAGGAATGAATTTCATCCAAGAGATATACAAATTGTTAGGATGGATATATTTCACTTCAAATCCGTTATCTTCCAACTTTTTTACCAAATATGATATACAATCCCCGTTATCATATAACGGTTCTCCAAATATGTATTCAGGAACATTATACCACAAGTACTTCACAGATCCAACATGACGGCTTTGAATTTTTATTTTATTATGAATACGATTCAACAATTTATTAAATATGGCAATCTGTTTCAAATCTTTCTTTCTGTTTTTTTCATATAATTCATCAATATCTATTTGGTTTTCATCATCTCGTTCATTTGGATATATAAAAGACATTATTATACTATACTACACATAATAATATAAATAGTTGGACTCATTTTATCTAATGAGCGTTCAAACATATAATTTCAAACATTTATTATTTGGACCTGCAGGACCGTATGGTTTGTCTTATTATGGATTTATTAAATATTGTATAAATAATGATATATTGAAAATGGAGAATATTGAAACATTACACGGTATATCAATCGGTTCCATATTATCTGTGGTGCTTTGTTTAAACTATGAATGGAATGACCTAGATAGTTATTTTGTTGAGCGCCCTTGGCATAAATCCATTAATTCGGATATATATACACTATTCAATTCTATCCAGACGTGTGGTATATACGACAGAAAATTTTTCAATACACTACTAGGCCCTTTATTGAAGGGGAAAAATATAGATTTGAAAGTCACAATGAATGAGTTTTATCAACTGTCCGGTAAAAAAATATATTTATATGCCACAGAAGCACTATCATTGAATAGTGTTTATTTTTCACATGAAACTACTCCGGATGTAGAATTATTGGATGCTATCCACGCAAGTTGCTGTATACCTGGTGTATTTACACCGTGTTATATTGATAATGTCATGTATTTTGATGGTGGAATACGTATGTATATTCCTATAGATAAATGTTTAGATGTTACAAATGAAGAAGATAATGATACATTATTTGCTATACAATGTATTCGTGATTCTAAACCTAATGTAAATACCGATAATATTTTTACACTATTGACATCATTGATATATATTATCATTACCAATATTGTAATTAAACAATCAAATACTATTCGTTATTTGTTTTCTTTGGACGTAGATGGGACTAAAACAATAGATTTTAGTGAAACAATAAATAGTAAAGATTTTCGCATGGAATTAATAGAATATGGATATTCTTGTGGTATAAAGTATTTCAAATAAATTTATACACATAGCATATATTATGGAAAATGAATCCGAAACGATTAAGCGCACTAGTATTATTGAAGATATTGGGGAAATAACAAAAGACCAAGATTTCAAACAAAAGACGAATGTCGCCACTACATTAGTATTGGAGTTCTATCGTGTATTAATGGGTTCTCTACTTTTATTTTTTGTCCCCCAAGATTGCGATGGCGAAATATGCACTTTCTCCCAAAATTATAACCGCGAAGACAATGGTATGTCAAAAACTGCTTTCGCTGCGAACTTATTAACGTTGGCTTCTTTCATCTATATGTATAAGATTGAAGTCCAGCGTGAAAATTCGATGATTGATTATTTACACGTTAACCCTGATAAAGCGCGCACCAACGACGCAGTTGAAGAAGCATTATCATCATTACCATTAGAAATTAAAAATAAAATCTGGGATTTTGACAAGAAATATATGCTTTCTGGATACTTTTCTATGGGTGCTTTCTCACTCAATGCGATTATAAGCACAATTGTTGTTTTACAAAACTATATGAATGATAAGACCGCCACAGCTTTACTCACCAATTTACTTTTTATGGGAATGAAACTTAATGATGTATATTCTACCGTCCATACCGAAAAGAACATTTTCTTATCGGCGTATTTAACACGCAAAATACAATATAATGATGTTGATCCCGATGCACCTGTTCTTGAAGAAGAATCTCGTGATGGTGTATCTGTATCTACAAGTGTTACCACTGATATTGCTTAAAAAATACTGATAATAATATATCCACTATATAATATTATCTCATTCATACCTTATGCCATCGTTTCTACGAATTTTTCTAAGTTGTGAGTTGTGATACGCGCTTCATAATCGATTGATTCATCGTCTTTACTCATTTTAATTGTAGGGAATGAGTCGATTTCGTGTTCGTTCATCATTTTAGTGATAGCACTTGTTTCTTCCGTGCAGTTTACATCCACACATACGACGTTGTATCCATTTACACGTTTGCCGTTATACATGCTTTTAAATGCATTCCATTCTGGTTTTGCTGTTTTACAATGAGGACACCAATCGGCATAGAAAAATAATATTTCCAAATCTTTCCCGTCAGTTTCAGCATTTGCTACATCATCAAAATTTTTGGTGGCCCTCTTTTCTACTACAAATTTATTATAACTATATGTGCCTACATAAAAGAATATCACCGCTAACACAAAGATAATGATGTAATTATAATAAGGTTTTAAATATTCATGAACTGCTTCGTAAAATGTTGCCATTTTATATTATATGGTAAGATTTGTTTTTACATATATTAAACCAACGAAATATAAGCACTATCATTTTTCTTTACACAAATCTCATCAATCACATTTGTTATTACTAAACCCTGATTTATATCCTTTTTTCCATGTTCTCCGCCTGTTATTTCTGTTGTCACCCGGATATACCACTTATAACGATCTGTTTCAATATGTTCTATGCCTTCCATACCACCATTTCTATCCCATTCATCCATAAAATAATTATGTGTTTTATTTTCAATCGTGTCTACTAACCGTTCCAATTGACGTTTTTCACCGTCTTTTTTCCAATTCCCCTCTTTGTTTTTGAAATACACCGTTTGTCGCTTCGCATCCGTGCAATGTATTGGACGTTGGTGAATGTCTAGACTATACAAAGAACGTTCTATAACATCCATCATTCCGTTCAAATATCCGTCTTTCTCAAATCGTTCTAAATCCCTATCGTTGATTTCTATACTTTCTAAGAATGTTTGATAGTCAATCGCATCTTTACACTGCGTATTCAGAAAGAAGTTCAAATTAAATTTATTATTGGTTGTATTATTTGTCACTAAACTCATAGATGACATTTTATCCATTAGTGTATTTATTTGCTGTTTATGCTCTTCGTCTCGTTTCTTTTGTTCTTCTTTGTGTTCTTCCAGTAACATTAGAATATTACTTGGCTCACTGGGACGATTTATTTCGTAGGTGCACGTTCGTTTATGTCTCGATAACCCCTGACGATAGGCATACTTCTTCCCACACTCGCATAAAAAAATGCCGTTGTCACCATTTGTCACCATTTTGTGTTTTGCAGTGTTTATGTGCTTCACATAGTTACTATATTTAGTGCATACAAAATCACATTTCTCACAGTAAAATTTCTGGCATTTTTTCGGCATTTTTTTGTCACCATTTGTCACCATTTTCTACTAAATACTGAGATTTTTTTTTCGAAATTTTTGAAAATACCAAAATTTTACATTTCACTTTTACTGCAACATAGTGCCATTCCTAGTTTTCAATATAGTCCCAAAAAAGTACCGTCACAATTCTGAATCTGGACATTTTAAAAATGTCCAAATCAAAAATTTTTTAAAAAGTTTTTTTTCGTATTTCTCGTTTTTTTGAAATCACTAGTTTCAAAATTTCTGTATCCACTGCATTTATCGTCTTATATGCTATTTTAACACTGGTCTTAGCATTAATTCAAATAATTCACTATAAATAGGAAAATACAAACTATATATAGTAAGGAAGGAAGGAGGGGAGGGGAAAATGAGG